GAATAGACCAGCCCGTTGTAGTACTCGACCTGAAGCGTCACGTCGCTACAGCCCTGATACATACTGAGCGGGATCCGAAGATCGCGGATCACCTTGATCTCGACCTCCGGGTTGGTCGGCTGCCGCTTGACGTAGCCGTGCGGCAACGGCTCGTTGTTGTACGGGCAAAGCCGCCACGTCGGCAGATCTTCGCTCGACAGGTTGTGCGAGATGGGGCCGTAAACGGCCCCGGTGTCGCAATCGAGGAACGTCAGCAGGATGTTCTTGACGCCTACCTGATTTTCGCAAGTCATAAGACGGTCTCCTTTCTGATATCAGGCGGCGATCAGCAGTTGCTGAGCATTGCCGGTTTGGCGTTGATGGTGATGGTCGAGATACGGACCGGCGGGCGGTACGTGAAATCGATCCACAGCTTACCCGGGATGCCCTGACATTTCGGGGCGACCTCGAAGTCGGTCTTCAGGACAATGTCCTGATCGATGTTCTCGAATTCCGAGAACAGGTACCCGACCTGCGATTTGGCCCATGCCCGGAACTGCCCGAGAATCATGCGCGGGTTGGTGCCGCGCACGCCGGCCGGCACCGTGGTGTTCTTGGTGAACAGGCCAAGCCCCACCACCTGACCCAACGCAATCGCCGCCTGATCGGCCGTCGCGGCTGCCAGCCGCCGCGAGTTCACGTTCCACCACGTAGCGTTGAGGCGGCCGTTCTCGTCGTAGCGATTGTTGGTCGAGTCGTTGACGACCATCGGCTGGGTCATCGCGCCGGTGCCGCCGTTGAGCGGGACGGTGACGACAAAGCCGGTGGCTTGCAGCAACTGCTGCTCGTCGAAGGTGAAGCACTGGAAGCAGGCTTCCGGCTGACGCAGGCAGGCGAGGATGCCGAAGTTCGGCCCCTGCACGCTCATCTCCGGGTGGTCGATGGTCGAGCAGCAGGAATGCGCTGCATAGGCCGCCGCCTTCAGCCATCCGACAATCGGGTCGGAGAAGCAGTGAGCGATGCGGGAGACCTCGGCCGAGTTGGTGTCGGAGGCGAGGATCTGGCCGAACGAGCCGTAGTTGTAGGTGTAGCCATGACCGAAGCACTGCGGCTTGTCGCACGACCATGCGGAGGCGATGTAAGCGATCATCGCGTCCTGCCACTTGTCTTCGGCGTAGAGCATGCCGATGCAGCAATAGCAGCACTCGCCGAGAATGGCGTCGTAGTTCGGCACCACGAAGTCGATGTTGGTGCCCTGCATCGTCTGCGCGAACGCCATGGTGACGCCGACCGGAGCGTAGTCGCGGCGCTCATGCCAGTTGTAGATGACGTTCATGGCGTTGCCGACGCTGCCCTTGTTCTTGGCCGTCAGCGTGATGACGGGGCCGGCGGCGACCGCCGTGTAGGGCAGGCCGGGCTCGTTGCTGAGCGACATCGCAACATTGGTCGCGATCTCGTCGGCGGTGTCACCCTCATGCACGCGCGTCGAGGTGTTGTAGCGGCCATCGACCATGAACAGGTCAACGCGGCCGTCGCTCTCCGCCGTGCCGGCGAAGGTCAGCGTGTAGGCGGCTGCCTGATCGCCGCCAACCTCGGCGTCCTTCCACGGCAGTGCGTAGAATTCCATCGCGTGGTTGGGGCAGCAGGCGAACGCGGTCTTGAGACCCTCGGCGATGATGCTGCCTTCTCCGAACAGGATATCGGCATCGCGCAGGCTGGGGATCTTGAGCAGCGCACCGCTTTCGGCGGTGCCCTCGTCCAGCATCTGACCTTCGATCAGAATACGGCACTTGCTCTTGTAGGCGTTCAACGAAGGGTCGAAGCAGATGCGGATCGCGCCGGACCGCAGGCTGTCGATTGACATGAGGTCTCTCCTTTTCGCCGGGTCGGCGGGCTAGGGGTGAATCAGTTCTTGGTGACGGGCTGGTAGGGCTCGGCCGCAGCCTTCGGAGTTGGGCCAGACTCGCCCGCCTTCGGTTTGGCCTTGACCTCTTTCTTCTTGTCGTTGCCGCCCTCTTGCTCAAGATCGCCCCAGTGGTCGATCAGACGGCGGATGAACGGATCTTCCGCTACCGGGATGAAATTGTCATGCGGGATCGGCTTGCCTTCGTAAAAAAGCTTCCGGCCGGGCTTGGTTCGCACATAGATCATGGGCATGTCAGCCCTCCTGTTCTTCGGGGTGGAAAACTTGGCGTTCACGGGCACTTGTCGACTTCCTCTTCGTAGCACGTATCGGGGCAGCAACTCTCCGGCGGGCACAGCCCGAAACCGATGGTGAATGGTTCGCCACGGTCCTTGGGCAGCGGCGAGCACCAGCGGAAGGTTGCCAAGAAGGTGAATGTCAGTGTCACGGCGAACGGCTCCGCCTCGATAACCATCCCGCGATAGGCGATGATCTCGCCACCGGGTGTCTCCCAGCGCACGATGTTGCCAACCAGCGTATCGCGAATCTTCTCGTAGTCGTAGTAGCTCCAGAACGGCGTCTCTGTGCCGTTGACCTTCTTGTACATCGCCGGCTCAAGCCAGAAATCGACAATGAAGGTGTCGCCCATTTCGAACGTGGTCTGCCGGCTGTTCGGCGGCGGGTTGCCGACGCTGCGAACGAAAGCGACCATGGCGAGAGGCAGTGTCGGCACGTTCTCCTTGGTGATGGAGACCTCCGACACTGCCAACGCTCGTCCGCCGAGCTCAGGAAACCACAACGCGATCTGCTCCGCCAGAGCTGGCAGAAACCGGGTCTCCTGTTTTACGGCGGCATCCATTTACTTATCGTCTTCCTTGTTCTGGCTGACCGCAGCCTTGGCCTCGTCGAGCGACATCTGAAACTTCGAGCTCAGCTGTTGAGCGATCTGCTCGTCGTTGAACCCTTGGCTCTTCAGCGTCTTCGCAGCCGCGTTCAGCTGTTCTTGCTGCCGCTGCTTGCTCTCGTCCTTCTGCGCGGCTTGGTTCTTCTCCTGCGCAGTCTGATCGTCGTTCTTCTTATGGTCGGTCATTTCAGTCTCTCCTTGGTTGCGAAGCCTCGTGGCTCCGGCGACACAACGCTTGAGACTGATTGACGTTCAAAACCGCGACCATTCCACCCACTTGCCCAGTCTGGACTGCTGCATGCCCTCTTTCAGAGCGTTATCGCTCATCTTGCGTCGCGCCATCTTCTTGGTACCAGTGCGAAGGAAGCCTGAGTACGGCGTGCTCGTACCGATGGTCACCGAATCACTTGCGACAACAGACCTGATCGAACCCTTCAACCGCCCGGTTCGGCTGTTCGGCCACGCCCCGGGGGCGCTCGCCGGCCGCCACTTGCCCATGCCGCTGCGGAAAGCTTCAGTGCCGGCGTCGCCGATGCCCTTCAGCCAACTCCTGATCGCTTCCGGCTTCTTGCGGGCCCGGAAATTACCCCACGGCGAGAACTCGATCTCGATGCTCATAGGTCGACCCGCGACGGTTGCGGTGCCAGCAGGCTGTGCGGCGGCGTGGCCAGATCGGAGATCTCGACCATGCGCGTCGTGAACACCAGAAACTTGTCCGGCTCGGACACGCCGAGGATCTTGTACCAGCGCGGCGCGCTCTTGCGGAATTCCTCGTAGATGTACGCCTTGTCGGTGACGTTATCGACCAGCGTGTTGCGGACCGTGATGGCGTGCGTCGGCTTGGTGGTCAGGTCCATGATGGTATAGCCCGACTGCCCGATCATGAACGGCAGGCCGTAGTGCGACTTGATGCGCGCCCACGCCCACACCACTGTGGTGCGCTTGAGCTCCATCGTCTTCGAATTGATCACAACATCCTGCTGGGTGCACAGCGCGACGCGGCGATTCATCTCATGGATTTTTGGATTGCCGGGATCTTTCATCGAAAGGCTTTCAACCGTTCCTTTGCCTTATCCACAATCGCTTCGTCGCCAAGCCCTGTGATCACCCGCATATCAAACGTCACGGTGACGATGCAGTCGACATCCCCTGCATCTTCACTGAAAGAAATCGAAACGCGGTCTGGATACCGTTGCACCATCGTTTTCATCACCACGCCTCCGGGTCCATCGTGCGCCACGTCTCCAGCGCGCCCGAGATCATCGCGATGTTGTTGCTGCCCTGAAGACCAGCAAGGCCCGCGCGGGTCTCGATGCGGTTACGCTGGGTGAGCAGTTCGTCGCCGGGATGCTCGATGCACCACGTGATGAATTGCAACATGCCGAGAATCACCGTGGTCGGCACATCCTCGGCCGACTTGTAGCCGGCCTTGTAGGCCGCCAGCATGCCGCCGTTGACCGCGTGCCGCGCGCAGGGATCGCAGCAGTTCGTGGTATCGATCAGATCCTTGCGGATCGGCACCTTGATCTTGCGCGTGCCCGGCAGCACCGTGAACACGATGTTGTCGTTCACGTGGGTGCCGCCGTAGAGATAGACGTAGCCGTCGGCGACCGGGTACTGAAGGTGATGCGTGTAGTGCGTCGAGTACGGCCGCATCCGGCTGGGGCCTTCAATCGGCTCCGTCACCGTGCGGGTGCCAGCCAGCATCAGGCCGGTGTACTGCTCAGCCGACTCCAGCGCCGCCGAACGATAGAGCCGCAACTGCTCGTCCATCACCGACGGGATGTCGTCGATCTTGGCGTGGCTGCGGATGAACTCGATCCCCAGCCGCGCATCCCAGTCGAACTTGACGTCGGCCCCGATGGGGAACGGCGGCGCGTCGAGCGGACGGTTGGGAACGGTCCCTAGCATTTTGCGATACCAATATCAAAGCAGTCGGTGCGCGAGTAGCACAGGCACTCGCAATCGAGCGCGGTCTGCAACACGGTCAGACGCCAGATCTCGCACTCCTGCGCGGCCGGCGACACGATCACCGGGAAGCTGACGTTGTAGTAGCGGTTGTCGACCGTGGCCGGGCCGATGCTGACATGCGGCGTCGCGGCGATCAGCGCGGAGTCGATGCCGACCGCAATCATCACCTCGAAAATGGCTGTGTTGGTGCCGTCGGAGGCGGAGACGTAAAAGCGGTCCTCGCCGCTATAGTTGGCGATTGGCATGTAGGAGAACGCGCCGTCTTCGAGCACATCGACCTTGCCATGCTTGGTGCCGTACAGCGGCAGCGCCTTGAACTTCAGCGGCAGCGCCTCGGGATCGGTGATCATCGCGGTGAGCGTGTTCTGCAACAGCTGGTTCACCGGCGTCGAGAACTTGATCTCGGCAACAGCGGAGGGCGGTAGGTTGCTGCCGGCCGGGAGCGGACAGGTCTCCATCATCTCCAGCTGGAATTGCGGAGGGCAGTGCAGCTTGCCAATCGGCACGGCCCACGGCGCGTAGCCGACCGACACCTTGGTGACGGTACCCGGCTTCAGGCTGAGCTTTTCGCAGCAGCACTTCATGCAGCTGGCGTCGGCTGCGTTCTGGTCTTCGACGGTGAAATGCAGCATGGCGCGCTCCGTTGGGAAATACCCGGAGATCTTTCGATCCCCGGGCGGGTTCAGTCAGTTCCTGATATCAGGGCGCAGGCGGGCACTGGTAACAGGGCGGGGTGGCGAGCGCGAGGGCCGGGTTGGCCTTACACGCATTGGAGCACCTAACTTGGATCATCTGTCTTCTCCTTCTTCGACTTGGCTGGGATCACCACCGGCGCAGTATACGCCTCGATCTCAGCTTCCGTCATCAGCCGAGCATAGTTGTGAAACACGAGGTACGCCGCAGTGTCGGCTGGTAACGCGGCGAACATGGTGCCGGTGTCCCACTCAATCCGGGTTGGCGGGCTGAAGTAGCTCGGCTTGTAATTGAACCACTGATAGTCGGCGTCTTCGCCGGACTTCTTCAGCATCACAACGTAGGATTCAGCATCGGCCACGGGATGAACTTTCGCTGGAACCACGCTGCCCAACCAAGATCCGGGTTGATCTTCCGGGTCATCTTGATCTTGGCGCGCGGATCGTTAGGGGCGTCAACTTCCTGCATGACACGAATGTAGCCACTGATGTCGGCGACGAATGTGAGCTCGCGATCAGCGCGGCCCTCGGTCAGTCGCAACGACAACGGTGCCAACATCGTAGGCCGGCCGTTGGCAACGAGCATCTCAGAAACGTGGAGCACGTAAGGGCTGAACTCAGCACCATGCTCCGACGCGAACACGAACAGGCGGCCGAGCTTGGCAGTGGGCGGCAGGATGCCCCGGATGACGACCTCGTCACCCGGGCCAACCCGCAACTTTTTCCCGACCGCAACCCGCACTACTTCGGGCCGCCGAGGACAACGACGACTTCGATCTTGCCAGTGTCGCCGGAGACCGGCTCAAGCTGGATGAAGGCGTCTGGTTTGCACGGCAGCGTCGCCGTGCAGATCGAACCTGCCAAGGTGCCCGCCGGGATGATGATATGCGATTCATCATTGGGAGTGGCACCCCACGGCCCGACGCAAGTGATCACCTCCGCAATCGGGTGCTGCGGAAGCAGCGGGGCGCACGGATTGGCTGGATCCGCCGGAGCCGCGACGATTTCGAAATCCGCATCCACGAGGATATCCGCCACCACGTGGAAGGTGAACCCGAAGCTCACGTGCTTGCGGATATCGATTGGCGGGTTGATGCCCACCGCCGTGATCGCTCGCCACGCGATCAGACCTTGGTTCTGGGTGGCTGGATTGATGTTCATCGTTCCTCCGGTTTACTTCGGCCCGGAGAGGATCGCCACAGCGCGAACGCTGGCCGCTCCGACTCCGACCAGCTGGACGAAGGCATCCGGCCGGCACGGCAGACCCGCCGTACAGATCGAACCCTTCTTGGACCCAGCCGGGATGTGGATGGTCGCCTGCGGCAGCGCCTGCACACCCCAGTTGGCGGTGCAGGTCAGCACCTCCGGCACGGGCACGAAGGGACCGGGCAGACACGGATCCGCGTCGCTTGCCGGCGCGGACTGGACGTTGAACACCGCGTCCGCAGCGAGATCAGCGGTCACCTCGAAGGTGAAGCTGATGCCGACGTGACGGCGGATGTCGATGGGGTGCGCGGCTGCGCCATCCCATGCCAGCACACCATGATGCTGGGAAGCGTAGTTGAAGTTCATGATACCATCTCCTCAATTGTGCGACGCTCGCGCGTCGGCGATGATTGCCAGCGGCGCGATTATGCGCCGACGGTGAGGATGCTGGCTGCCGGGCAGCAGGCAACGAAGCCGCCGTCCTCACCACCAAACGAATAGGCCACGCACCACGCGGTCGACTTGCCTTCCCACTGCTCGATCCACAGCGGGCGCTTGTTGACGACGTAGTAAGCCTGCTTCCACGCGCCGGTCGCCGCGATGAACGCGCCGGGGACGAAGGTGCCGGCGGTCAGCGTCAGGTTCTCGGTCGGGTCGGGCAGGCAGTTCGAAATGCGGATGTTCTCCCGCACGTCGTTCGGGCTGTAGGTCATCAGGCCGTCGCCGAAGATGAAGCGGCCGGTTGAGTCGACCATGCTGGCCAGATAGGCGAAGGTGTTCTGGTGCATGACCGTGGTGACCGGGCCGTACTCGACCGGCACCGAAGCGTGGAAGATACGGAATTCGACGTGGTCGAACTTCGCACCCGTGGTGACCCGCTTGGTGAAGCAGTCCGCAGTCAGCCAGCCGAGCGGCTCGTTGACGCCGTCGCCAACCATCGTGGCGCGGTTGCGGTTGATGCGGTAGGAGCGCGCCGCTGCCTGATACATGAAGGCGAGCAGGTCGTAGTTGGCTTCCGAGAGCACCTTGCGCTGGAAGCAGAACACGCCACGGAAGTCCGAGACGTTGCCGCTCTTGAACTGGATGTTGCCTTCCGGTCCGTACTCGGCGTCGCACTTGGCATCGCAGTCGTACTTGCCGATGGCACCGTAGTCCATGACCTGCGGATACATGAAGGTCGACTTGCCGACGGTGACCTGACTGTAGAGATCGAGAAGCTCGGCGCACTCGACGATACAGTTGAGCTCGATGCCGAGCAGTTCAGGCGAGAACAGCGCGCTGTCGAGGGACGACGCTTCGAAAGCCTTGCGCTCAACCTCGGAGAGGCTGCGCACGATCTTCTGCTTCGACTCGATGCCGACCTGCATCAGCTTGCGCACCGCCGAACGGTAGTCCGCAGCGTTGACGAGGTTGTCCATGTCCGGCTTGAAGTCCCACTCGGAGCCGCCCTTGAACAGGAAGGCACGCTTCTGGAGCTCGATGGCCGCCTTGGTGTCGCTCTCCTTCAGCGCATCGCCACCCTTGATGATCGGCTGGTCGATTTCCTTCTTCACCTGATCCAGCGCCTGCTGGAGCATCTGCTGCTTGGTGATCATCTCGGCGTAGTCGGCAGCGTGCTTGAGCACGGTCTGCTTGAGCTCCTCGGTGGTGCCCTTGACGCCGCCGAAGTGGTTGTTGAGCTCGGTGTACTGGACCTCCGACTCCTTCTTGGCCTTCTCCAGCGCCGCGACGATGGATGCCATCTCGTCGAGGAGCGGCTTCAGCAGCGCCTCGGCTGATTTGGTGTCGGCCGGTGCTTCCTTGGTGATGAAAGCGCCCTTGTAGACGCTCGACCGCAGCGCGGCCATCTTGTCTTTGTGGTGGTTCATAATTTCCCTCGTGAGGTTAAGGCAGTTGCGCCCGCGCCTTGGCGATCAGGTCAGCCATCGGCTTGAGCATGGAAGCATCCAGCAAGGGATGCGGCTGCGTGTCTTGTGCCTTTTCTCCCAGCAAGGGGATCTTCGGCTGGAGCAGATGCACATTCTTCTTGGCCCATGCCGCGAGCTTGTGCGCCTGCTGCCTACTCTGACAGATTCCATTGGCCACAAGGGCTTTCTCGAAATCCGTCATCGTATTCACTTCCTTGACGAAGGTCATCTCGGCTTCCAGCTGCGCCGGAAACACGACGACGGACACTTCCATCAGGTCACCCTTCTTGATGATGAGCCACGGATCATCTGCGTTCTTGATGTCCTCGTCATCAACAAATTCAAATTCCTCCAGCGCGAATCCGACACTGAAGTTCAGGCCGCCGTTCTGCTTGGTGACCTCGTAGAGATCCTTGACGTAGGAGACGTTGAGGTTCAGCTGCGCCTCGATCTTGAGTCGCTTGCCGACGGTCTCCAGCGACTTGATGACGCCGGCCGGCTTGTGCCAGTCGTGGGAAGCAAGCAGCTTGATGCCGCGCGGGCCGGTGAGACCTTTCTGCTTGATCGAATCGTCGAACGCATGCGCCAGCACCTTGTGGCCGTACAGGTCGGTGCTGGTGGTCGAGGCGATGCCGGCGATGTATCCATCCGGGGCGTCCGCTTTCGCCTCGGCTTCGAACATCATGTCGCATTCGATGCGATCACCAGCCTGCCACTGCGTTTTCATTGCAATGATCTCCCGTTCAACGTCGGCGCATCTTCTGGCGGTGTATCGACCGCTGCCGGCGTCGCGCCTGCCGGAGTGGTCGTCAATTTCGGTATCACGTCCTCGCCGGTCTTGGTCTCGAATCCGAGGATGCCGCGCTTCTCGTTGTTGGTGAGGAACGTGACCTTCGAAAGCGTCGCACCGAGATTGGCTCGACCTTCCCACATCGCGGCGACGGCATCGAGATCGAAGTTGACGCGGCAGCCGGGCGGGCAGATCGCTTGGGTCATCCCCGATGCAATCGGCGTCAGATAGCAGGGAACCACGGTGTCCTGCCAGTAGGAAAGACGGGACTCGACGTAGTTGCTGGCATATTTCGCAGCGTCGGCCGAGCCGAGGCCGAGCAGGGCGACCGGCACGCCGAACACACCGGCGATCTGCCGGGTCATGTCGTCGAGCGGCAGCTTGGAATGGATGTCGCCGAGGTTGTTGTCGAGCGTGTGGACCTTGACGTCGGTGTTGTAGAGGAAGAGCACGTGGCCGCTCTCTTCACCGGCAGCGGCCGACTCTTCGAGATGCTTGGTCAGCGCCGCCTTCTGCTGGCGCGTGATGGTCTTCTCCGCCGTGATCACGTACTTCACGTTCGGATGGCCGGACGCGGTGTCGAGCGCGCGCTGCATCAGCGCGCCGATGATCGCGAGCGGGATCTGCAAGCTCTCGATGGCGGCCGGGGCCTTGTTGTACTCGACCAATCCGGTGAGGGACGGGAATGCAATCTCGGCGGCGTAGGCATCCTTGGCCTGACGTTTCTCGGCAGCGCGCCGCGACGGGAACGTCTGCTTGTTCTCGCCCATGCCGTATTCGTACTTGTCGACGATGCCGCGCCCGTTGATGACGCCGTTGACGTATTTCGCCGCCAGCGGATAGATGCCGTTGGCGACGCCGTCGGTGCTGACGCCGACCTTGAAGTGGCAGCGCGCGTAGAGCATCAGGTTCAGCGCGATCCAGTACTGCAACTGCTGACTGGTGTAGGTGTCGTTCGGGCTCTTCAGCAGGTCGTTGATCGCCTTTATCTTGCCGGCCGGGGCCTTCTCGGCTTCCTTGACGTCGGGATCGACCTCGCAAAACCATGGCACCGACTGCACCGAGGAAGCGATGAAGTTGGTGATGCGGTAGAGTTGGGGCGATTTGCGCTGCGCCTGATCCGCCGTCATGACGGCGGCTTGGGAGAGGAAGCGCACCGACTGGCCGCCCATGATGTAAATGGGCGAAGCCGGCTCGTCAGTTTCCTGACGGTCCGGTTTCTTCTTGAACAGCCAGTCGCCGAAGGCCATGGCTACACTTGCCTACGAACGACTTGAGCGGCGCGACGCTGCGCCAGTGCGGTTGCCTGCACGACGCGCGGTGCGATTGCAGCCGGCGCGTGGTTGCTGCGCGGCGTCGCCATCGGCGTGGCGCGCGTGTTCGGCGCGTGCTGACTGGCGGTTCGCACCGTGCCTTGGGGTCTTGCGTAAGATCGTCCGCCGCAACCACATCCCATCGTCTGCTCCTGTCACCACATTTTAAGCGAGAGGACACCACCGTCCTCGTCGTCATCCAGCGCGCTCTCGACCGCAACATCCTCGGTGGCGTACCGCGTTGCGTCCCAACCGTGATTGTAGGCATCGACCGGGGTCGATAGCGCCTGATTGGTCAGCTTGTCGGTCATCCACGAGTAGAGGTGCGCTTCCTCCTGCATGGCTTCACAGTTGGGATCGATGACGATCTCGAAGCCTTGCAGGAAAAGGATACCTGACTTCACGGAGCCGGGGCCTTTGCGCGCCGGCTGCGCATTGATACCGCGAGATTGCAAAAACTCAATAGTGCCGGGCTGCGAAGAGTCGCACCGGACGAGGTCGCCGTCTTCCCGGGTGACCGAGCGGACCAGCTGCGGCAGCTGGTCCATGGTGACCCGGCCACTGGCTTCGGCCGCGATGTAGATCTGCTTGGTCTCGAGAAAAACGAACAGCTTCACCACAAAAGAAGGATCGTTGCCAAAACCAAAATCCATCCCGTAAAGGGGAGCAGTATTAGGGGGTACCGAAGGACGACCAACACGAACACGGGTGAACACCTTGGTTTCGTACGAGACGTCGTACTTGCCTTCCCAGACGTGCTCGTAGCGGGCAAAGTTGCCGGCCTTCAACACCGCCATCTCACCCGGCATCTCGGTGTTGTTGAAGAACGGATTGTCACGGTAGGAGACCTCGGTGACGATACTGCGCGGCGGCGGTTTGCCTTTTCGGAAGTAGGCGTCCACGGGATCGGTGGGCTTGTCAGGATTCCAAGTCCAGATCAACTCGGACCCGGCGGCGCGCACGGTCGGCAGCAAGATCTCCATCGATTTGGTCGAGATCGTCTTGGCCTCCTCGATCCAGACGACATCGGCACCTTCCAGCGACCGGATGCTTTCCACGTTGCGCTCAAGGCCGACGAAAATGAACTGGGACTTCGTGCCATCGTGAACGATGTAGCGGTCGGTCACCGTGAACTGGTTCGCCATGCCGAGCGCGCGGATGCGCTTCTCGATCAATTCCTTCGAAGAGTCGCGTATCGAATTCTGAAACTGCCGGGCGCAGACGATGCGAAGGCGCTTCTGTCCGGCGCGGATCGGCAGATAGGTGGCGACGCTCCAAGATTTTGCGCTGCCTCTGCCGCCGTGCAGTGCCTTGTGCCGGATGTCCTCGGCGAACAAGGTGTCGATGAACTTCTGCCCCAGCCTTGCTTCCGCTGCCGCCTTGCGGCCGGCACCGGCGTTAAGCCCGCCGACCGGCGGGTGCGGCTTCGGTCCGCGCTTGGCCCTTACGACTTCAGCCATATCACGATCACCGCTGTGATGATGGCCAGCCACAGCACCATGCTGCCGCCGAGAAAGAAGCCGCGCCAGAACATGCAGCACGGGCAGGTCGTGAACACGTAATTGACGAAGCGGCTGGTCCAGTGCTCTTCGGTCTGGCACCAGTCCGGCACGAACGTCGCCGACGTCCACGCCATGGTATTCGAAATCGGATTGTCTTCCCAGTCCTCGACGACCTTGCCGTCGCCGTCCACGTCTTCTTGGCTGTCGGGGCGGAAGCGGAACGGACTACTCATGCTCGATGACCATGCTGTCCTTTTGCGCCACTTCCTTCGGCAGGAACGTGCCGGACGGGATGCCGATGATGTTGACGGTCTCGATCATCACAGGCCCGCCGCCGCCGATATTGGCCGAAGGGTCTTCGGCGCGAATGCCGTAGCCACGGGAGCGATGCACGGTCGAGAGATAATACAGCAGGCATCTGACGTCGCCGGCCTCGATCAGTTCGTAGAGCTTCTTCTCGGCGACATCGCCCATCGCCTCGCGCGCCGTGAGCAGCGCCTCCAGACACGATGGGTATTTCTCGATATAGCGCACCAAGGTCTGTCTGCTCATCTTGAGCAGGCGAGCGGTGTGGTTGAGCAGACCTTTTTCTTTCGTCAGAAGGGTCGCGACCTTCTGCGGATTGATGTTGAACCGCTTCTCAAGGCGCTTGAGGTTGTTGGCCTTGATCTCTTCCTTGGTCTTGTTCGGCGGCTTCGGCTTGCGACCGACCTTCTTGTATTTGATCTTCGGTCGGCTGGGGTTTTTCGGCATAACCTCGACTCGGTCCTTGCCCGCTGTGCCCTCCGCCAGATCATTCGAGGACACCCGGTCGACCCGAAAACTCGATCTGGTAGGAATTGTTGGGCAACCTACAAGCGGTTGAGCTATTTCGTCAAGCTGTTGGATACCCACATCAAGACACCGCGACAACATTGGCCGCGCGAACCGATGCGTGCGCGCCGCCAAAGAGCGGCAGCAGGAGCTCGATCATGCCGGGGCTGGTGGTCTCCGACATCACCGCGCGCACGGCAGAAAGCACGCCATTTGAAAGACTTACGACGTCTCCGGGGTTCAGGATCTGGTTGAACATGCCGTGCTGCTCGGCCTTCTGCACCGCCCGGATCGCGCGCTCGGGCGCTCGCCACGGCCGGCCTTCGGCGTCGGCGAGGACGGGGCGGAAGCGGCAGATGCCGCGCGCCATGCGGACCGTCGGGTCGGTGGTGTCGGTGATTGGTATCAGGAGATATCGCGGGAACAGCGGGTAATTGCGCATCACGAATGAGCCCGTCCGCGTGCGGTGCCGGCGCTTCAGCTGTGGCATGTAGGGCGCGAGACCGAAGCGTTGCAGTTCGGAATAGGCGATGTACTCGGCGGCGGGCTCGGTCTGGAGGGCTGCCCAGTCTGACCTCGACATGATTCCCCCTTCGTGGTTGTCGAAGTCATACGGCGGCCGGCTTCTCCTGTCGAGTGGTGAGCTCGCGGATCTTGGCGTGGCTGAGCTTGAGATTTGCACAAAGACGGAGCAAACGCGCGAGCGGTTCCGGCGGGTGGATCTCACCGTACCAGTAACGCTGCGCCGTGCGCCAGCTGATACCAAAAAGGTCAGCGAAGATCTCGTTGCCGTCGATCCTGAGCGTGGCGCACAGCACGCGGAATTCAATCTCTGTCATCGGGTCCGGGGGCGTTGGCGTTGTGCGCGGGCTACTTGCCCAGTTCTTGCTACCACGAAGCGATAGTCTCATCTGTCATCCTGTCGGGAGTTAAAAATCCGAAAAAATTTTGTGGTGATATCACTAATCCGAAAAAGAGAAATTCAATAGATTAGCGATACCATGTAAGCGACTATACACGACAGATTGACGGAAGTTAACTAGCCAAAAACTCAAATGTTCCGGGCCGCCCCGAGAAACGGAAACCCGTTTCAGGT